ATCTTCAATGCTTGGAAGAGCACGTTTGCAAGACGTTTCTGGCTCATAGTAATAGCGACCAACATCAATGACATCGCCGCCCTTGTGACAGGTATAGTTCTTTTCGGTGATGTCTGATTCCTTGAAGTGGGAATAGCTGGCGGGGAAGCGTCCCTTCTCACGCATGGCTGTATAGTCTGTGACTAGGGTGGGCACGCCACAAGCCTTGGCTTCTTGAATCGGCATGCCATCTCCTTCACAGATTGAGCATTGAATGTACAGGTCCATCAAGTTGTACAGCTTGGCCAAATCTTCACGACCAAATCCTATGCTTGTATTGGGAGGAGAAGCTTCTACCTTGCCGCAATATGAGCACGGCATCTTGATGCGGCCATCCTGAACTGGACGACCATGAAGATTCATGGCAAACGTAACGGATGTCTGTTTGCAGGCATAACAAAACAATGACTGCAAGATATCGCCACGAATGCCCTTTTTGTGATTGGGCATCCAATTGTATGCCTCAAGGCGATAAACGTGACGTGGGTAATCATACGAAAAGGCATTGTCTGGCCAGCATGTGTGCAGCAACAATACGGCCTTGTCAACTTGTGGATCGCCCTTGAACTTGTTCTTCATTAGGGCGAATGCATCAATCAAATCTGGATATAGCTTGCGGCTTTGATTACGCATAACCGTTCCAATGATAGGAACATCAGATGCGAGGTTCCAGTGCTCTCTAACTTCCGCCCTGTTCATGGGCTTGAAAGCGGAGATATCAACTCCTGGACGCATTGGCTTGGGGAAGATCTTCATGCTACGCTTGCCGTTTGGAGCGAGTGATGATTGCTGGCGTAGTGTGTGAATGCCGTAGTCAGAGTAGGCCAAGACGATGTTGGCATTCTCATACGTCTGAATCCATTCCTCTAGTTGAGGCTCGGCATCAACCGTAGGCATGACAATCCATTTGTACCATGGACGGAAGATGCTACGTTCTTGAAACTCAAGCATCCACCAGTCACGAATGTCAACGACGATATCCGGCTTGAAATCTGCTACCGCACCGGCAAACTTGTATTCGCCAAACTGATTCGTGTTCTGGCCACGGGCACGAGGGTGTGGAGATGCTTGCTGAAAGATGCGAACCTCTTCTTCATTGGTGGGCATGACACCATAGAACTTCCAGCGACCACGAATAAACTCTGCAATACGCGGATCGTCAGGACGGGCATAGGAACCAAGCTCGGCAATCTCGTATTTGCCGGTCGCCACCAATCGTGGCAAAAGTTCGCGATAGTAGGTTGAAAATCCAGTGTTCAAAAAACTGGCCTCTCCAACAAACAGGATTCTCTTTTTCTGCGTCATACCGTCTCCTCAATTGCTCGCTTAATTCTGTTCTTTAGAAGAATCTCACGCTCATACATCGCCTTCTTAGTGATCTTCAATGCACTAGCTATTTCGTCGGCAGAAGCAGAAGCGAGTATTCTTCTCTCAAGAATCATTCGATCAATGTCGTCCTTAATTACACTCTCTAGGATGTCGTGAATGGTTGTATCCTGTTCAGAAAATTCTTCCTTAGTAGGCAAGTCTTCTTGAATGGTGTCAAAATTCCTGCGGGTATATACTACACGCAAATCTCGTACATGATCCTTGTCAAAGTTTCTACCATACTTTTCTGTCAATATGATGGCTATCTCATCATCCGTCTTGCCACCATTGGACAGCTTGTTTACTAGTGATGCCTGATTGGTTGTTCTAAAGTCAACCGTGATGATTCCAAGAAAGCGTGCAGCCTCATTGAAGATGGCGTTACGAACAGAATTTGCAACAAAAGACTTGATGTTTTTTCCAGACGATGGATCATAGGCTTTAATGGCACGCAACACCGCGATGTCTCCGACCTGATAAAGATCGTTGATATCAAGTGCATGCGAGGAATAGCAAGCCTGCTTAGCTATGTGTTTGACCAGTGGATGATACTGCTCAAGCACATAGGTCAGTGCTTCGTCGGATAGATCGTTCATCAATTCTTTCTTTTCTTTTGCGACACTGCTAGAACAGTAGTTTGTCGTCTAAACCAAAGCAAAGGAACTGAAAAAGGATAGAGCGGTTCCCAACCATCGCAACCACGCTTGTTGAGGATGTCCTTGATTTTGGCATTGAGATTTTCAATGTTTGCCATTCCAAGCTCGACCAGTTTCTTCTGCTCTTCGTCTAGCCCAATGTCTTGAAAGTCGTATTCGTATATCATTTCAGTCTCTCCACAATGTCGGCAATCAATGATCCACGATCATCTACCTTGCCCCTAATTCTAATGACGTTTCCAGATTCAAGTAGCCCCTTGCAGAGAGCAAACGTTTTTGGAAACACAACGATGTTATCCATTTGATAGGTATTGTCGCGTGCAGTAACAAACGCCATGGGATCACCCTTCTTGGTGACAATCTCTCGTACTCCATCCACACAGACCGCGATCTCGAATCGCATATCTGCTGACGAATTCTTGACAAGATCTACACACTTATGACGTGCCTTATAGACATCCGCCTCACTACCACTTAGAGAGATGCCAAGATAGAACTGCTCCCACACAATTCTCTGTGATTTGGAGTCAAACAATTCTCCTGCATCATATTCCTTCAATAGGTCTCGTATTGTTTCACGACGACGTACATTGGGAATGGCGACATTGTACTTGGTTTTGATCTCTACACAACGAGCATCATCCGCTACGGCCTTGATAAATCTAACCCAGTCTAGAATCTCTGGTTCTGCCTGCATCAATGTCTTAATGCACTCAGTCTCTTTCTCGGTCATTTCAGAAATGAGCTTGAGCTTTGCAACTCCACGCACACGATTCTCAAGTACGTCATCGAAAGCACCGCCCTTGATGAGAGAGGCCATGGTAGCACTATTGACTTTGCTCTTTGTCATGACCCACTGCCACAAAATCTCATCAAATGTATTGAGTCCATTTGCCAACTTGAGCATGTCAGAAATCGCTGCCACGCCAACTCCCTTGAGGGCAGTAAGACCAAATGCGATTTGCTTATCATTGACAACAGCAAAATTCTTGTTGCCCTGTCTAACACGAGGAGGAGTAACTTCAATGTCGAAAATCTTGGCATCATAGATCAGGCCACTCAACTTCTCTGCGTCTCCATCAGAGTTGGTAAGTTTGGCACACAAGAATTCGATTGGATAATTGGCCTTCAAGTAGGCCGTCTCATAAGCCATCAATGCATAGCCGATGCCGTGAGACTTATTGAATCCATAGCCAGCAAATTTCTCGATGTAGCCCCAGATGGCTATTGAGATATCGTAATCAATGCCGTTCTTGCTACAGCCAGAAGTAAAGACCTCTTGCCATTTCTTCATTTCCTCTGGCTTCTTCTTGCCCATCGCCTTGCGTACTTTGTCAGCATCAATCAAAGACATACCAGCAAGAAGACGACAAATATCGATAACCTGTTCTTGGTACAGAAGAGCCGAATAGGTATTGTTCAGAACTGGCTCTAGGGAGGGATGGATGTAAAGTGGCTCACTGCCATTCTTTACGTCGCGATATTGAGTATGCATGTTACTCTCCATCGGACCAGGACGAATGAGGCTTACCAAGTCGCTAAGTTGTTCAATGTTCTCGGGCTTGAGATTCTTGCTCCATGTCTTACCCAACTGCTTTTCAATCTGGAAAACGCCAACCGTAAAGCCATTGCCAATCATGGCATATGTCACTGGGTCATCCAGAGGAATGGTGGCACGCGAGACTTCGATATTGCGACGCTCACGCACTAGATCCATAGTCATTTGGATATCATCTAGCGTATTGAGCCCCAGAATGTCTAGCTTCAAAAGACTCAGAGTATCCACTGTATTCATGTCCCATCCAAAGATGGGATCTCCATCCTTAGACCGTGCTAGCGGATATGCACTCTCATCGAATGGCACGTCTGAGATAACTACGGCAGCGGCATGGATGCCGGTAGACTTGTAACTGCCCTCAAGAGCACGGGCGATAGTAAACCACGGCTTGTATTTCTCTGAGTATTCCTTCAATTCTTTGACTGAATTAATAGCTTCGTCCAATGAGATTGCAACGTGCTCATCATTCTTGGCCGGAACCAATGCCGTGATCTTATTGGCCTCATCGAACGGCATGTCGTATACGCGGAAAACTTCTTTGAGAACCGCTCTGGCCTGTAAGCCATTGAAGGTAACAAGCTGGGCAACATTGCGGGCACCAAATCGGGTACGAATGTAGTCCAATACCTTTTGTCTCTTGGAACGAGGCACGTCAGTATCAATGTCGGGTAGACCACCACGGCCTTTATTGAGGAAGCGTTCCCAGATCAGACCATATTGCAATGGATCAATATCTGTAATGCCAAGACAATAGCTCACCAAACTACCGCCAGCAGAACCGCGTCCACGCCCCAACAAGATGCCCTGGTTATGAATCCATGAAACAACATCATGCACGATGAGGAAGTAATCATCAAATCCCATCTCGTGGATATCGTTCAGTTCGCGATCAAGACGGGCCTGATAATCCTGAGGAGTACCACCAGATTTTGGGATACGCAAAAGACCATCATTCGCAAGCTCAAACAGATATTCCTGGGCTGATTTACCGCTTGGAACAAATGCATATCGTGGTAGGCGTCTCTTGTTGATATCGATATCCACATTGCATCTGGCGGCGATCTCTAGACTTGTATCAAGCTCAGACTCTTGAAAGCCCGACTCCAGGAGTTGTTCACGCGACTTGATGTAGAATTCTTCGTGTGCAAAATTTGTGAATGTAGACTTGCTATAGCTATTCTCGCTCATGGCCAGCAATGTCTTGTGAGATTCGGCATCATGCTGATTCACATAGTGAACATTCCCGGTCGCTACAAGCGATAGGCCGTACTTCAATCCAATGGAACGCAGTCTTGTATTGATCTGCTCCTGTTCTGTAAGGCCAGTAGACTGAACCTCCAGGTAGAAGTGGCTAGTATCGTATATCTTCAAGAATCTACGTACCAATCCTTCGGCCTTGAAGATTGCTGCGGGTTCTACATCCTGTCCATCTTCTGACTGCTTATCATACAGATGCTTAGAGATAACGCCATCAATGCTTCCGCCAGTCAGACAGATTACACCCTCTTTGTACTTTTCAAGCAGCTTGAAATCGACACGAGGATTGTAGTAGTAGTTATCTTCGTTGCTGGATTCCGACACTAGCCTTGTGATGTTACGCCATCCAATGTCATTCTCGGCCAGAAGAATGATATGGGAGACATGACGCACCTTCTGGATACGTAACTGCTCACAATCTTCACAGAACAAAAGATCAACGCCAAGGATTGGTTTTACTCCAGCGGCCTTGGCCTGTCTATAGAACTCAATAGCATTGTATAGGTTGCAGTAGTCTGTGAGTGCAATCGACGTTTGACCAAGCTCCTTTACTCTAGTCACGATGTCCTTGACATCGGCTGACCCATAGAGCATGGACGCTTTGGAGTGTACGCTTAAATGCGTGAAGTTCATGTTAGTCTGGATTTAGAGATGACTTGTCTCTATGGCCATAGTCTGTATTGGTGGCCCGATTGATTCTCTTGCCTGGGTGACGGTCTTCTGAAATTAGACGATCACGCTGCATGCGAGATAGACGCTGTTTGTTAGATTGCTGTGAACGGCTTTCCTTGTAATCGCCTTCGTTCGTATACTTGCCTCCGCGAACTGGTTCAACACCGTGGCGATCCCATAGATCACCAAGTCGCAGACGTGTCTTGATTGCTGGTGAAGAGGGATAAGAGAGATTGGTATCATCAAGTGCCGTTAACCTACAATCACATGGTTTTCCGTCTACAACATGATTACAAGCAATCTCCTTCGCGTCAATCAGATTCGGCAACTCATCTATCTTTCCTTCGATATTGACATAATCAATTGAGTCAGGACCAAACTTAACGTGTAGGGTCGTTGCCATCGGAGAAATTAGGCTCAAGTGACCATTCTCGCAACGGTACGGCTTGCAAGAAAGGAAGATGGTGTTGCCGCTAACTATCGCAATGGCACGATTGTCGGGCTTGCAATCAGGACATACCTTCTTGAGTTTGGGTATATCTGATTCGAGCTTCTTTTCTTGAATGTCAGTTAGGATCAGTTCTGTCATATGAGAACGCTCCCAACAGATCACACGAACAGAGTGCTTGGCCATGTCTATTCCTTCTCGTCCCAGATGTGATCGATCAGTCCCCATTCTAGAGCTTGATCAGCATTGAAGTATTTGTCGCCAGGGTCCTTACATAGACCATGCCAAAACTTGGCTGGCTTTTTGCTGTGCTTTTCCATAAGCTCTCCCCAACGCTGTCCCATGGCACTATAGTGGGCAAGGTCACGCTTGAGTTCATCCATACGCTTCGCACCAAAATCTTCCCAGGCTTCATGAACCATGAAGAATGTATTGGGAGTAGCATAGCGTTCACCCTTGCGTCCACCGGCAACTAGTAGCGGGGCGGCAGACATGCACTTACCAATAGCGATCGTATGAATCGGACTTACTAGAGTGCGGCATACATCATATAGAGCAAACATATCGTATTCAGATCCACCAAAGGATCCTACGAAAAGCTCAACGGGCTTTGTGGAATCATTAGACTCCATGAGATAGAGTCCTTTGATGACGGCACCGATGCTGTTTGCGTCTACATCGTCAAACAAGAATACTCTTCGATTGGCAACATCAACACCATATTCAAAGTAAGCATCAACCCAGTCTTTAGAAATACGTGTCATCATTTTACTTCAAACCTTCCCTTCCATTTAGAAGCACAAACTTCAGTATCGCATAGAGATCTGCACTTCCATGCCCGCTTCTGAGCAAAATCTTCATTGCTTTTGACTATACGATCGATCCAGTTGGTTGTTTCGATCTCTTTGATCTTATCTGCTGTCCATTTCTCTGTTTTGGCATCCTCTTCGGCTGTAAAAGCAAGAGTAATAGGATTGGCCGTGAAGTAATCGAATGTCAGGATTACGTTCTTGAATTTATGTCCCCTGCCATTTTGATCTTCAATGAACTCTTTACGACATGCTAGCGAATAGATTCTGACTTGAATATCTTCATAACACTCGGCATAGTTTTGTACCCACGCTCCTGACTTGTAGTCCATGACGTGAATGGTGTCGCTATCTTCTACAATCACTAAGTCCATGATACCATTGATAGGCACGTTACTGCCAGAAATCTTGATAGAGAATGGATATTCTGTACCAATTGGGACGCCATTGTTGTCGCGTAGAATCTTCTGCCAGACGCCATTCTGATAGCGTTTGATTGTCTTCTCTAGCATTGAGACTGAGCCATCAAACAGCATACGAGGACAGCCAGTTAGTGCATCAAGAGCTTCGCCAGAGATCTTGCATGTGCCAGTTTCCTTTTGTTTATAAGGACATGAATCACAATATGGTTTCTTGTCTTGGAATTCCTTTTCCTTGGCCCATACCAATGGTGTTTGCATGATCTCTGGTTTGCCATATCTATCCAATGTTGATAGCGTCCCGGCATATCCTCTATAGAGACGATTCATCCAATCCGCATCTGTACCATTTGATAGATTCTCTAGAACATCATGCAATAAAGAACCATGGGCAGCACCCCAATTGGACTTGAGCTTAACGTTCGGGCAATGATACGTGAGCCAGTATTTGAACTTACACATATCAAACGTCTTGATACGTGAAGGGGAGACTGAATTGAGTATTAGCATCCTATTCCCTTGAAAAGGGTTTGTAGTTGCTCGACTGAAAGTTCCCCACAGTCGTGAGCGTCTGGAATTTCTACTTTGTGAACATTGAAGATGTCACCAACAATCCTTTGTAGTCTTTTGAGTCCGTCTTCGCCAGCTTTACGCTTTCCGGGGCCACGCTCTTCATCATTGTCATAGGCAACATATAGATCGGTTATGCCATACTTAACTAGAAGTGTGCGGTGATTTGAACAGAAGCTCGTTCCAAGTGTAGCGACCCAATTGTGAATACCGGCCATCTCAAGCTTCATTCCATCGAGAGGACCCTCCACAATGATCATCTTCTTGGATTCTCTGACAGTGAGCTTTGAACGATTGAGATTGAATAGTAGCGAACTAATGAGAATGTCGCCGGACATGGGCCATAGATTGAAGTGACGACCATGGGTCCATTTGCGGAACTTGATCCCTCTTTCCACAAAGTATGATTCGGGATGGATGGTGCGGCCAGTATAGCCAACCAAAAAGCCTTCATGATCTCTAATCGGGAATACGACACGATCATGCATATATGTTCCAGGACGCTGCCAAAGTCCAACTTGATAGCTACGCAGAATCTCCTGACTGAAGCCACGACCAAGCAGATACTCGGGATCTAGCTTCAAGAAACGCAACGCATCTTCCTTTAGTGGTTCATGCGTGTGAAGGCTGGTACCCCTGTAAATGTTCTCTGGCGTTATCGGCACAGATTCAATATTGATATCTTTTTCCTTGAGACGTGCATGAATCCATTCGGATGCATCCTTGAAATTGATGCCGAGAATGCCCTGTACGAAACCAAATACATCGTTGCCACGAGTCTCTTCGCAGTGGTGTGTCCAGCATATCCAACGGCTAATGTCTGGACGCCAGCTAAGGGCCGTAGGATTATTGCGGTCGCCGCCATGCTGTTTCATGGGACAGCACGCTTGTATGAGACCGTCGCCACGATCAGAATAACGAACTCCTAGCTTATCCATCAGATAAGCCATGTTACGACTTGCGTGATTACGCAAGGCGTTTTTTTCTTCGTCAGTCATCCTTGTCATGTTTGCGATTCTTTTTGAACTCATCGAGTCTCTTCTGACGTTCTTCGTTGAAGTTCACTGTACTGATACCAATCTCTTTGAAGTCACCGCAACTCAAATCAGCTTCAAGATTAATTTGGCCAACCGGAGTGCCCGCTCCATAACGAGTAACAAAAACACGTATAAAGTGGCTACCCACCCCGTCGAAGGCTCTTTCATCATCTGATTTCCTTTTCAGATAGCTTACGGAAGTTACGTTCTCACTAATACGTTTGCCACCAGCTACACATTGAATACCATCATCGACTTCATTATTGGTCTGTCCAAAGGCTAGACCAGCAATGTTGTACTGCTTCATAAGATTGTGCAGTGCGGCAACATTGATGCCATGCATTTGCCATTCTGCAACGTTCTTGTTGGACTTCAAATCGATCAGTGTTGCAAGCTTGATATAGTCATATACCACCAAGCATTGTGCTGTATTGGTTTCTCTATTAGGTTTCACATCTTTGAGAAGCCAACGACGAATGTGGGGAATAACTTCTGGCACATCCATGCCAGAGATTGATTGATAGGTGATTGGTAGTGACTTTACACGTTCACGCAATTCTGGATCACGCAATCTTCGTCCACACTCAAGAATGCTCAAGATGACCTGTTCATCATCAACGCCATGAGATCTTAGCTCTGCCGCACTCATACGCCAGAATCCACTTTCGATATACTGGAATGGAACGCGAGCCATCATGGCGGCAAGACGAATCATCTGATCATTTTTGTTCAATTCGCTATCTAGCAACAAAACCGGAAGGCCGCGACGAGCGGTATTGAGTGCTGCACGCAAAGCAAATTGAGACTTGCCAGCCTTGGCTGTAGCCACAACTAATGTAAGCGAACCATTTCTCAATTGACCAATGCGATCTTGCCATACTGGATAACCAAGATCTACACCAAGATTACCAGGATCAGATGCCAAATCATCAATGAATTCCCAAATGCCCTTTACCAATAGAACGGGAGCATTCTGGCCACGATCAAGCGATTGTACCTGACTGACAACCTTATCTTCGACTGTGCCAATCATAGTCGAGAGAGGATCAGATGTACTGGCAAGATAATCGCGGCATGCATCAAAAGCCTCTACATACTTTGACTTGAGAGATTGACGCTTGATCTCCAAGAACTGCTCGGTGATCTCCTGATCATTGACAGACTCTTTGAGAAGCTCATCAATCCATGCTCCATCACGAGTAGTAGATAGATAGTTCTGATGCCCAAGTGCTTTGGCCTCAGCAACAAGCTTGGACTTGGTAATGGATTGTGATTCTTTATTCAGAACCAAAGAACGCAATGCCTCGAATGTAAGTTTGGTAGCGGCATGACTAAAGTCCTCTTCGGACATATAGTCTAGATAGTCGAATAGCTTTTGCGGGTTATGAATGACACCCGCAAGAAAGACTTTTTCGGCTGCTACATTACTCATTGTTATTCTTGACCTTTTGAATGAACTCTTTCAGGTCTTCTGCTGTCACATTGCCATTGACTTCAACTAGTGAAATTCCATTTAGAATGCACCAATCAAGTTTACGCTTATCGCGTGCCTTAGAATTTTCAAAGCCTTTCTTATCTCCATGAAAGAAGCTGTTGAATTCACTGTGCTGAGGACCCTGATATTCGAATGCTAGCGAATGGTGTGGCATGTAGAAGTCTAGGAAGAGTCTTTCTTCCGGAATGCCAAATTCCTCAAGGATGATCGTCTGCATGCCATAGATGGATCGCAATGTACGTCCGAGGGCGAACTGCCCGGCAGACTTCGACTGCGATCTAGACCGCATCGGATAGTGACTGGGAGAGATCTCCAGTCTCACTTCTCGATTATTCAGGGTCTTGAACTTCATCGATCATGGTATCCACTGCATCTTGACGATTGACCTTCAAGATTTCAGAAAGCTGGCCGTCCAGCTTTGTAACCAGGGCGGGATCAAGTAGTAGTCTGCGTGCCGCATCAAACTGCTTCATCCACGTTCCATCTAGTTCTCCATCTGATTTCTTCATGAACTCACCAGTAACTCTGTCTAGCTTCGGTAGATACGTTTGCTGTCCCCCCTTGCCTCCAAGTCGTAGGATACCGAAATTGCAGCACTGCGTTACTAGCTCTTGTTCGCGGAAGATACCATTCTTGAAAAGGATGGGGAAGGCACCTTCATTGCCATCTGGTGCAAACTTATTCTTGATTACAACATAGTTGATTACCAATCCAAGCTTTTCTCCTTGTGCATTCATAATCATGTCTGCCTTACGAGGTTTCTTAAGGCGAATACGCTGTGATGCATAGAATCGAACGGCCTTGCCACCAGGAGTCTCGGATGGATCGCCATACATCGTGATCTTGTCACGTAGTTGATTCACAAAGATCAGAGACACCTTATTGGCTTCTGCGACCCCCACAAGCTTACGCATGGCGTCTGACATCAACTTACCCAGGTTGCCCATCTTGTTCTCGCCAATCTCACCAGATAGAACGGCATCGGGCTGAGCGGCATCGATCGAATCAAGAATCGCAACGCCACCAGGAACCATAGAAGCGAACTTACGCATCGTTTCAAGTGCTTGCTCGCCATTGGCTGCATTGACAATCCACAGAGGACAGTCTGTCTTCTTGCCCTTGGTGCGTTCGACAGCTTCTTCAATGAAGGGACGTAGAGAGCGAATGGTCTTCATGAGAGAGAGGTTCAGGTTCTTCTCCATGTTGACGTATAGTACGGTTTTGCCCCTGCCAATCGCACCACCGGCCACTTCAAGAGTAAGTGTTGTCTTGCATGTACCTTCCTCGCCATAGACTTCAGTGATGCGTCCCTCTGGAAAAGGAACAACTAGATCATAGTCAAGAGAGTAAGAGCCCGACTTATTGGGATCGGGGTCGATCATGTCGGAGCCAGCAATACAACGCAGTCCCTTTTCGACATCGTTAATCGCTTGGCTAAAGAAGCCAAACGTTGCCGATTCTACAGACTTGGTTTCTTCTGCCACTTCTTCTTTGTTAGTCTTTGATTTCGCCACGTTCTAGCTCCCTCAGGAATGATAGTAATGTCTTGGGTTTCTCTTGTTTGTACGGTGCCTTTTCAAGGCCGGGCTTCATAGCCTCGATACGCTTGTGTACATACAGCATGCAAACTTCTTCGATCTGATATCGTCTAAACAGTTTGCGTGCCACGACAGCCATCTTAGCAAACTCGGTTGGATTGATCTGCTGTGGACGACACTTGAAAACGTAGAAGGCAAGCTGTTCTGCCGATAGACCAAATGACGGCCCCATGAGCCGCTTAAAAGCAGAGACTAGGCGACCCCATTCTTTGCCATTCTCGCCACGCCATGGGAAGATGTCCGTGGCTAGATCTCTGTTCAGCCAGATCATTTCAGCCAGAATATTGGCTTCGTCATGATCAATATCGGGAGTGGTGATTGAACGGTACTTCATACTGCATCATTCACGATACAGGCCAAGTTGTCATCAACATAGGGTTTGATTTCGTAACTAACGTTGCCGTTATGATCTATCCAGGTGATGTGAATGTCGCGTCCCTTGATAATGCCTATGCCGCTCCAGGCAATTTGACCTATGGGACCAGCGTTCAGAATTGCACCGAACTTCTTGGAATGCCAATAGCCATTGATCTGGGCATTGCCAAACTCGTCTCGATATGGCATAAGCATGACCTTGTGGCCATATGCTTCAAGACGTAGGTTCGTGATCAACAATTTGTGAACGGTGATATATTCACCAAGACGAATCCAGGCCGAACGCTCTCCGGGCGTTATATCCTCGAACACTGTCGTTCCGTCAGACAAAGAAGCGATCCAACGACACGCATTCGGATCCTTGGACGGGTTAGGAACAAAGGGATGTTTCGAGCTAAAGGCTAACGTCATACTTTATCAGATCCACAGGTGATACCAGCACAGTGGTTGACAATTCATTATGACAGGCATGATCGACTGTGGCGGAAAAAAGCAAGGGCGGCATAAGCCGCCCTTGATAGTCTCTAACAAATACTATCAGAGATATTCAAGCTGCATGTAGTAGGCAAAGTTGATCTTGCGACCGGCAGCAGTTGGAGTACCACTGATGATCAAGTGGAAGTCGTGAACGCTGGCCGTACCAATTTGACCATTCAAAGCCAATGCAGAACCGGTACTGTCAATATTCTGCCAAGATGCATTGCCAGCAAAGCCTTGAGTGTCAGCAAGCTGAGCGGCCTTGATAGTAATGCCAGTGTTTACTAGATCGCTCACGTTAGGAGCACCAGATCCAGCAGTGAGATTGATAGCACTGAAGACCGCATTCTGAGTCAGAACGGCCGTGCCATTCGGTTCAGTGAATCTGCATAGCAATGTTCCAGAGTTCTGAGGAATGTTTGTCAAGCCAGCAGAGAATGCAACGCCAGAAACGGAAGCCAAACTAGCACCAGTGAATTTGACATTGATCATGGTACCAAGATCGGTGCCATTTTCATCGCAACGATGTGTACGGTCCTGATACTGACCAATGATAACCGCACTATTGGGGGCACCAGCGGAACCGAAGAAGCCCATACGATTAGGGTTGTTGGTGGCCCCGGCTTCAAAATTGAAAATCTCTAGATTGGGAGTTGCACGAGTAGTTGGTGTTCCACCCATGGCTCCTGAACATGCAAAAAATCTGATTCCCGATACCATGACTTGCTCCTCTATTCGACGGGCAACTATCTCGAATAGAGAACGTCTAACCCATTACGGCTATGGCACATACCAATGCTTAAGATAGTACACTAATCGATGTCGTGTAAAATAAACTCATATGGGAAATCTGTAGGCACGGCTGGCAATGACAATATTCCTGGAATAATGCGAAGATTGAATGATTTCTCTACAACCCATTCGGTTGCATCTTCTCTAATTTTGCAAAGGAAAAGTTCATCTGGATTAAATGGTATCAAATTGTTGAATTGAATAATCATCCATACACCATTAGGAACATGAGTTGATCCAGAAACATCTCTAATGGCATGAATGACAGCAGTAGATCTATCGCCAAAATGTGTTTCTGCTCTTAAGCGTTTTGCCGAATCATGACTATAAGTTCCAACATCAGTCAAAATATTAGCTGGCTCAGATGATATTGACCAAACTCCAATACCGCTAATAGATCCGCCAGCGGGAGACATAGCTAAAATAGGATCGCCAACTGTAACATTGCCAGCAATGGTATACAATTTTTGACCATTAGCATAATGTCTACGACGAGCAATATTACCAGTGAATGAGCCAGTATAAACCAATGATCCATTGAAACGATGAACGGTTCCACCCTCATACCAAATCCAGTAATTTGTTCCATCAAAATTCATACCATCAATACTATTTCCAATTCCACCAGCATTATTGCTTATGGTCCAAGACACAGACTGTTCTGAATAGTTCAGATCTGGCTGACTGTATTTCTGGAAATAGATTGTGTTGTCGAAAATGTTTGGCGAACCAGCAGTTATGTTTTCTTGCCAAACACGACTGATACGCATGAAGTTTGCACCAAAATTTTCCATTCCTACATGGACACCAAAAATTCCTGGCGATCCAAGCGGTGCCGTTCCACCCGGCTTATTTCCAGATGTTGCCACAATACGTTCTGCTGGACGGTACCAAATACATTCTCCTGTATGTGGAGATACAATGTATAGTCCTTTTGTATTGAAGTTGCCACTCAATGCTGATGCATTTGGACCAGTAATCCATAGAGCATCATCCATTACATGATATCCTTTAGATGCCGCTGGAGTAATCTTCAATCCGCCATCGCTTGTAATAGCAATGCTTCTATCCATCATTACATTATCACTAATGGCAGCAGGCCACAAATCTCCACCTGGAAAGAAGCTTACATAACCAGATGGAATAGATGAAAATGGTACATTCGATTTGACATTCGCCAAAGACAGTCTATACATTCCACTAGATTGTGGAGTTGGTGATATGTAGACGCGAGCACTGCCATCTGCATAACCATCTCCATCATGAACTTTTCTAGCACCAGAACCAAAGAATGTAAAATCAGACGCTACTCCAATGTCGCTATAGAAATTGGAATTATTGCCTGTCGTCAATCTGATCAAAGTGCCTGGAAAAATAGCATAACCATCTAGCTGCAAATATCCAGATTGAATTGCTTCAAAATTGGTTTCTGCCTTAAATGTGCCAGCGGCAATGTCCGATGCATATCTAGACGCTAATACTGATGGCAATGTTCCTGCTGTTGTTTGTAGCAATGGATATAGTGGACCAAATGATAAAGAAGTCGTTTGTGATGCTGGTGCAAAAAAGAATGCTTTTCGTGGAAATGGGAATGGATTGAATAGAACTTCACCATAGTCAACATCGAATAATGTTCCAGATCCTCCAAGCCAGTGTATATCCATATCTAGCATGAAATCACCAGCAGTGAAATCATCTAATGATGGTCTTAACCAAATTGCGTCTTGTATGAAATAGAGATCATTTATTGAATCATAGACAAACTCACGATGTCCACTTGGGCTTTCCGGATAAGCATTGGATAGCCATGATTCCATGAATTGTGATGAAGTGTAATTGGTATCATCGGCATATCTGCTGAAAAGAGTGTCTACATTATCTCTCATCTGAATGATGTTGTCGATTGCAAGAAGTGCCGGTCTTCCAACATGTCCAATGAACGTTTCGCCATTCATCTTGGGTTCAAAACCTGAGCCTGCGGGAATGTTGGGATTCCAAAATGCAAGATACGTTTGTGTACCAAGATTCAGCAGGTGCCATTTTCTCTGTTCTGCATTCAGAACAAACATGCCTTGTTCAAACAGATCTCCAGACGGGCCAATATTGGGTACTTCTACCCCAGGCCATCCACCACGTTTCTGATGAACGGGCAAGTCTCCGTCATACATATACGGAAGCTGCCCAGAAGCAACTACCATTATGCGAATCTCCTTAGAGCCGTCGTGATGATTTCTACGAAGCTAATGGTAGCAGTTTGTCCAAAGCCACCACTAGGCACGCTATCGGGCGTAGTCAAAAATCCTCTGTCTCCAGATGCTGCCATTTCTCTAAATGGAATCGGAACAACGTTAAAGTACGTTGCACCAGACGCAATACTATAGTGGCCATCCGATCCAATGCCAAGTTCTTGACAAACAGCAAGTGCGTTCGGACTACCTTGATTTGTCATAGAAACAATCTCTACCGGCGTCACGCCAGCGGCGGCTGTACCGGTTGTTCCATTGAGATAGATAGTTCCATCGCTATTACCAGGAGTAATCTTGGCATTGCCCTGTGCGGCAAGCGTTGTCTTATCGCCAATAGCAACGGTACCATTCAAAATAGGCAGATCGAAAATGGCTCTTGATCCCGTTCCACCAACAATGGTTACGTCATAGTTTGCATCATTGATTGGATTAACACGTTCAATTTGAACAATTGTTCCATTTGCAAATGGACGACCTTGTGTAAAGTAACGAAGAATACGATTGCCATTTGGTAACTGGAAATTGTCGGTGTGATAAACTGCCTTGTCATTAATATTCAAGAAACCATCAATGCAGATAGCACCTTCACGGAAATCAATGTTAGATGAACTTAGGGCTAGAGGTGGTTTCAAATATTGATGCTGATCAATGCCACGATAACGTTCATCAACAGCCGTTCCTGGTATGCTTGAAAGCGTGAAGATATTGTTGACTTCAGATATTGTTACACGCACGGCACTTTGTTCGCCATCAAACCAGATGGGCGGTGCAAAGATATCACCCGGCAGTGCCGAATTATTCGGTGGACCGGGAATAGGATTCAAAAGCTCTAGATCGACGAAATCGATTGGATTCAAGATGCCATTCAATTGGGCACGTACACGTTCACCAAGAGGAGCCTCTTTGCCGAACTTAGGATAGTAGGACTGTATCTTGTAGCGTGTTGTGAATCCGTCGATACCAAAGCTAATGTTCAGTTCGCTTACGCCGTGTGAGATTTCACCATAAAGACCAGATGGTCCTATGTTCTGTTCGGCAAATGAGTCAAACGATAGTAAGGGTAGTCCAACTTGCTGGAAATCTGCATAGCGTGAAGAACTCTTGGGAACTATCTTGCCCTCCACGCGACGAATAGCACGGTCAGTCATGACCTGTAGCGATGTCTGATTGCCTTCTGGTGAGAATGCCCATGGAACGAACTGATCGTCAACCTGAACGTCTTCGTGTCTTTCATAGTGCAATTCACCAAGTACCCATTGAGAAGGATAATCTTGGCCGTAACGCAAACGAGACTGGACTGGAATGGCTACACCAGACAGAGAGTCATATACATTCAGCACTTGGGCGGGATTGATGATATCTAGAAGACCAGACCCAGTTAGCTTGGTAATCGTGGTCAACATAGTTGCAAGATTAAAGATGACACCATCATTCACAATGCCGCCAGATGGTCCTGCATTGATAGGCAACTGGCATAGCAACGTTCCCTTTGGATAGCTTTCAAAGGCATACAGATCTGCATTGGCATGCGGGTCAATAACACGCTCACCAACATCCTGTAGTGTCACTGGCACATAATGGCGACCATCACCGCTTGGATTAAATGGCGGTGCATCTTCAGTCCAGTTGGCGAAGCTGGCGGGATTGTCGTCTCCCAATGGTCCGTAAACGGTATCTTTGGGAAGAACAACATAGGCTTTGATGCGGAAGTCTTCTGTTACGAATGGACTTACTGGACCAAGAGAACGATTGATTTCATAGTCCTCTACGAACACGCCACTAGTGCTAATAGTTCCAGAAGATGAGACGGAGAATCCCTGTACTTGATTTTCTACGTTGGCCCACGCTGCATCAACGACTTGGAAAAGACCAGACGCCTGATTGTACAATAGACCCTGAATGATGTATGAGCGTCCATAATGACGAGAGGCGTGGTCGCGAATTCTGTTGTAGAAGGCTATGACCCAATTCTGATCCTGGTCTCTGCGGTTACTGATGACGCGAAGGCCAGATTCGGCTGCCCCAGTAGCAATGCCAGCCAATGGCATATTGGGATCTAATCGGCTTTGAAACGAAGAGTCTTGTGCGGCGATCGATCCAGCATCGGGAGGAAGGCCATAGCCCGGAGGATTTGCAGTGCCACTTGCTATCTGATAGAGTTTGTAATACGACCATTGTTCAATACCCGCCAGTGAAAGCTGGAGTTCTTTCTCTGTTGGTATGTATGTGCGGAAGAATCCACCAGCGTCATAGAAGCCGACGCTGAGCTTGTTCCAGATCTTCGTGAAGACAACATTGCCATCAAGTCCTGATGTGTCCAATCCATCAATAGGGCTTAGAAGTTCAGAATTGATGAAACCTTCCATGTGTCCACCGAGCACGCGGAAACGTGTTGGGTCGGGCACAACGTCTTGACCGAAACCAAGCTGCTTCGTATCATTCAGGCCAGAAGCACTGCCAAATTGCGATACTAGATCAAGGATGTCAGCTTCGCTTATGTCGAATTGCTTCTTCTTGTTGACAAGATTGACTTGTTGAGAATCCATGTTCCAATACCAGTCATAGCCGGTATCTAGAAGCACACGCGAGATCACTTCATCAAGTGTATCCAGATTGAACTGGAAACGAATTGCGGATACGGTTCCGCCAATGTTTTTCTCGATCTGTTCTACCGTTGGCAGAATTGTCGTTGGTATAGAGCAGTTTCCCTCATTGAAGCATAGATCGATGGCTGCCAAGATCTGTGCGTAAGTGCCACCGAACTGTAGGATTCTGTCATATTCCTTTACAAGCGGCTCAGAAGGATTGCCATCAATGTCAAAGAGTCCGTTCAAAATGCGGAATGCTCTTGCAACAGATACAATGCCACTAGGTACTTGCTGTCCCAGGTCTTCAGTATGTATCTTGACACTACGAAGACGACGACGATCGTCTTCAAGTCCAACATTGACAATTGTTCCTCCGGTACTGGTTGTATAGTCCGAATGTACAACACTGCCACGGAAGTAAAAGTCACCAATGAAGATTTCCATCGAGTGGCCGATATCCGGCAATTGTCCGCTAGCACCATGGAAGCTGTCAGGGTCTCCAGTAGGAACCCATTCTGTTTGAAGATTATGGGGAGTTACGTTGAAGCCAAAGGTGGCATTGGCAGAAGACAAAAATGCACTTAGTTGCCATCCGGGTACACCAGATGCAAATTGACCAGAAGGCCAAGCAATGCCGTTCAACGGCACGCCTACGCCGCTAACAACAATGCCGTTTGATACTATGATTCCACCAGCCATCTTATAGTCCCTTCAAGAGATCATTACCAGCTTCCATGCTGTCACACCAAATAACCCCACGAGAGTCACGTACAATCAAGATCGGCTTGTAAACGCCGGGTTCCGTGTATACGTGAGTTGGATTGAGCGTGATAGAAGATTGTCCATCGTCGAAGTTTAGTAGCTTAGCAGTCAAAGACACGCCAGGAGGTAGAATGTCAATCGCAGTAGCGAAGTCCACCGTCAAAGCGGCGGTGCCAGAACGCGGTACTCCAGACAAGCTAACTATCACTGGATCGATTCCAGAAGCCGCATTGATGATTCTGGTTGCAGAACCATGGATGCCATTCGAATCTATGGCCTCAAACTTGGCGATGTAGAAGCCACTTGCGGCATAGTGATGCTGAGTCGGATATAGTCCGGCACCACTCTCTGCCACGCTAACAGCAGATGATAGATCACCAAATGTCCAGCGTGTTTGAACTATAGTCTTGCCCTGTGTGCCAGATGCTAATCCCACAAGATATTGATTGAATGGGGCAGAGGCAACATTGAGAGTGCCATCAGGCACTAGGATATCTACATCAGGTCCGATCTCTGCTTGGAAAATAACAAGCTTGGCATCGAAATCTGATGTGGTGTTCTTGCGAAGTGTTATCTGGGCGTCGAAATCCTTGGCTGTAACAGCTTGTACAACGAAGCCACCATCAAATTGCATCTGGGCAAGCAATCCGCCCAATATGAAACCACCTATAATGCCGCTGGCCGGACCCGCACCATTGATATAGCCACCAATGATTCCTGATGGAATATCCATGCCATGGATGTAACCACCTAGATAACCAGATGGTGCAGCAGCAAAGAATGATATTCCGGAAACATAACCACCAATCATTCCGGAAGCTTGAAATGCACCGAAATTCCATCCGCCGATTATACCAGAAGCAGTATCTTGACCACGATTGTAACCGCCAATGATGCCAGAAGATTGGTTGGCACCAGTGATGAATCCACCCAGGGTTCCGCTCGTAGATGTACCAGTAGCACTATCAATACCATTTTGAGAAATGTATCTAACTTCATTTTGTGTCAGAGCACGATTGAAATAGAACACATCAGTAATTTGTTGATCTTCAACGTGACTTAATGTAGATGTGAAATCCCATGGTGCGGCATTTTGATGTTGAAGGAACGTTATCATTCGTGTTGCAGGATTGACTGGAACTATAGGCTTCAGTCCAGAAGCAGGCCCACCATTTAGTGGATCAATACTTATAGGTGCAGAACGACGATCAACTTCTTGACCATTTACATAACATACAAGTTCTTTTTCTGTTGGTAGATATGTCCAGCAATAATGATTCCAAAAATTCAAGTGTGGTGGTTTTTGATTACCATATATGAAACTGTTATAACGATTGGCATCAGTTTGATTAGCTACAGTACCAGCGTCACGAGCACCACATACCATTTGTCCTGAATTTGCCGACGTAGACAATTCGGCATAGTAACCATTGCCACCAACAGACATAACCATTTTTATGTCAAATGTTGCATCAACAACAATGGCCCATGACTTATTGAAATCAATAGCGGTATTGCTAGCATTATTCCCAACAATACCATATGCAAGCAATGTGGCTGCGGTAGTACCACCGACTACTGCTCTTGCCGCCATAAGGAATCCAACAGAGAAACCATTTTGTGGTGAATCAAATGCTTGGCCAGAAACAGCAAATGCTGGCGAGAATGGAGAAGCTATTGCCGTACCGGCATATCCAATACCACTACATTGAACTCCAAGATCAGAATTTTTCAATGGGCCAGGGAAGAATTTGAGTGCTCTAGATGAAGCGTTAGATCCACCAACTTGACGATTCTTCTGTTCAGATATTGGCGTCAAATGATTCATATTGAAGCTCAGGTCTTTTGTTCCAGAGCCTCCACCATCTAGACCATTGAATCTCCAATAACCTTTCAATGCGGCATCGGCTATTGTAACTTGTGTCTTTGGTAATGTTGGTGTATAGCCAGCAATAATTGGTAATTGAATACCGCTGGCAGCCAATGCCGCCATTTCTCCCTTGGTAAAAATGCCACGCATCAAGAACATCTCACGCATGTATATGTCGCCTAATCCACCATCGCGAGATATAACAGTTGAATACGTGTTGTTGCTAGCTTCGCCACCAAATTGCAATAATAGATTATCGCCAGCAGCATCAACGGCACCATTAACCCATATTTTAGCCGTGGCAGCAGTAAGAGATCTACGTTGCACACGCACTCCATTGATCCATAGGCTAACGCCCAATGGGGCCTGTCCTGTAGTTTCCCCAGTGACATTGTATGGATTATCAAACTTGCTATGAAAAAGAACCTTGGAGGGTACGCCATATGGCAATGTTCCTGACACAAGTGGAACATAGTTGGCAGCCGAGAATGTTCCAGTGCGTGAAGCAAATACGATTGTTACACCGGATCCTTCTCCGGCATCTACAGTAGTCAAAAACGCACGTAGTTCGCCACCAGTGCTACCGGCACCAAGATTTCCATATAGTGCTAGAGTTGAATTGAATTCAAACTTAGTTGCATTTGCAGTCAATCCAAGTGGATCAGCCTGAATTGTTCCACTCGGCGTAACCTCAAATCCCATAACGAAATCACCAAGGATATTCTGAGAAATGAGATTGTTTTGTTCATTAACTGGCTTGTATCTATTCGACAAATTGGCAATGGCACTACGTACGGCGGCTGCATTTAACAGTGCAGAATCGGCAGGGCTTAATCCTTGAACGCCGAAGATTCCAGATGTAATGCCAAGAACACCATAACTGGCAAGCTCTGGCGGTGTTGTGCGTGTACCAAACTGATTGAATTTTGGACTTAATTGCCAAGCTTCCCATTTGGTTTCTGTATCGCCCCTTGTTAGATTGCCTGGGAAAAATTCCCATACTCTAGCACGATCTTCTACGATAACATCGTCTAGTTTGTAATCAGAGCATGGCCAATATCCGATTAATCTAGGATCGTATGTTGTCAACCAAAGTGGCACTGTATTGATGCCACTCTGTGCTATGTATCTGATTTCTTCGGGAAGAAGGGCACGTCCCATGATTGTGATTGGGCCAACATACAGGTCAGATCCACCGGCAGCTAAAACGGTGTGCATGGTAGCATCTGTTACACCATTCGTGAACATCAATGGGTAACCACTTCCTGCCAAACGCGAAAGTTGTGATGTCAAAGAATGTGCTAGTGTGCCGCTTCCTTGTAATGTACCATCAAGATAGAATGCTATGCCTTTTGTAGAATCATCATATGCTACTGCATAGTGATGCATAGCACCAATGAAGTATCCACTGGTTGCAGTATCAATGTTGAATACAGAGGCCGTGATATCACCAAGTGGATATGCAGAGAAACGTATACGATTTGGCGTACTCCATTCTGTGAGTGCCATGCCAAATGTGGCGGCACTGATAGCTGTGGGACCAGTACCGGCTGTTGCGGTTGAAATAGATCCCATAGAGAAGATCATGTTATCGTCACGACCCAAGCCGGTGACAGGACCGGCAAGAATGCCGATTGTCCAGCTACGAGCACTAATCATATCATATATTAGACCACTAGTTGCAACAACGGCATCTGATGCAGAAGCACCATTCTGCAACATGCCACCACCCACAAATGGGCCTGGAACTGGTATGTATGTTCCAACGGGACCCTCGTCACGAGGACCGGCCAGTGGTCTATGATTCTTGGAAGCATCAGGCCATCCAATAGATCTGAATGGATAATATGCAAGTAATTGTGGATCTGTAATGCTAACTTCTACGGTGGCCAACTTATTGCTTTCAAGCGGCTGAAGCGTTGAACCATTGTGAAGGTCTAACACTTCGGCTTCATTGAGAACACGTCTGAAGAAATAGACTCCAGACACAAGATGATTCCATCCACACGTACCACTAAATGTATTCGTACCAGCCGAGCCTTGATCGCCACCACCTATCGCAAGTGGTCTACCAACAAGAGTTGTATTGGCCAATGTACTTGCACTGGCACCACCAGCACCTGTGCTATATGTTCCACTGGCGGCAACGCGACCGTTCTTGTATAGAACGACTTGATCGTTTGTGCCATCAACGTAACGGAACGAGAATGTCAGGTGAGTAAAGCAGCCCGATTCAATTGGCGTTCTTAGAGTAGACGGCGATGTAGTATTCGTTCTTTCAAAGCTAACGAATGCATGAAGTCCACTATTACTTACAGTACCAGCAAATTGTGCGGCATTATTCAGGGCACCAGAAACCCCCATGTGCCATCCGCCGAGAGAAGCAAATTGCTTTTGAGACAATAGAGAGTGTGCTCTTGCACATTCCGTTTCTAGGTTGTATGTTGCAGGAAGAGCATCTCCCCTGAAATCAATATAGCCATTACTATTGGGGTAGGCCCACATACCAACCGTAAAGCCACTATTGGCTACGTTGGGAGCAAGAGTCTGTTCGCGTACTTGTGAACATCCATCACCAAGAATAAGATACTTGCTAAATGGAGAAGAGTCTGCCCCAAGCTTCCAATAGCCCTGCACCATATAGCCATTGTATGTAACGCCAGATTCTGGATTGAAGATACTGGTAGTGCCCGGCCAAGGAGACTTAGATTGTTGAGAATTTTGTGCTTCAGCTTGTGCTACTTGGAAGTCAAATGAAATACCGCTTGGGCGACGATAACGTGCTGGCGAATAGTTCAAGAACATTGACGCCCCGCTGGGCTCATTCAATGGCCAGAATCCAATTAGCGAACCATCATTTAGAAAGTTAACCATGGATCATCTCCAGCACAATATGATCACCAGTGAATGGAGAGACTCGGTATCTCTTGAGAATGTTGCCGCCACCATCTAATACATCAAGATTTATGAAGATGTGGTGGGCATTCTGTAATGGACGACTAGCTATGAACCATTGTGTTGGTTTGCCTTCCATATCTAATGGATAATGCTCATGCACATAGCAGTGTAGATCAGATTCATTCCAGTCTTCGGGAGACAATATGCCTCGTCCTTCGATAGTAGAGCTTGGAGATTGATAAGCTCGAAAAAGACTGAGTGGAAGATTCAGGATAACGCCTTCGTAAACCATGACTTCATTGATGGCGGTTCCACCAAGACGAAAAGACTCGCCATCATTCTTGATACAAGAAATGTCGCGAGTAATGTTGAAGTGCGTAACGACCTTGAGTAGGCCGGTATTGCCTTCGTGTTCGAACGAAGCTGTTACCATCTATGTTCCTTACACCCAGGACGAAGCCAGATCGGCTATGTCTCGAAAAGAA